AAATAATACTTAAATCAAATAGTAAATGGTGCTTGAATAACTTACCAAGTCGTAACTTAATACTAACAGGAGGTTGTGCTTTAAATAGTGTAGCAGTAAATCAAATTAAAAGAAATTGGAACAACATATATGTTCCTAAGAACCCAGGTGATCCTGGAAGTTGTGTTGGGGCTGTTTTGGCTTTGAAAGAAAAACATATTGACTTTAATGAAAAAATATGGTATAATAAATCATGAAGCAAAATACTGATTACGGATTCGATATCCAAAAAACTTATTTGGAAATAATGTTAAGTGATGCACAAACTTTTGTGCGTTGCCAAGCTGTCTTTGATCCGCAGAATTTTGATCGTAAACTAGCACCATCGGCGGAGTTTATTAAAAACTTTGTTGAAGAACACAATACATTACCTACACAAAAGATTGTTAATAGTGCTTGTACTCAAGTTAAATTAGAAGTACCACAAGGACTTAATGAACAACATTATGATTGGTTGTTAAGCGACTTTGAAACATTTAGTAGACATAAAGCATTAGAACGTGCAATATTAGAAAGTGCAGACTTACTTGAAAAAGGTGAGTATGGTCCAGTTGAAACTAAAATTAAAGAAGCAGTACAAATAGGTTTACAAAAAGACTTAGGTATAGATTACTTTGCAGATCCAAAAGGTAGACTTATGGGTTTGAAAGATAACAATGGACAAGTAAGTACAGGTTGGGAAAGTTTAGATAAGAAACTGTTTGGTGGATTTAACAAAGGTGAACTTAATATATTTGCAGGTGGTAGTGGTGCAGGTAAGAGTTTATTTTTAGCAAACTTAGGTTGCAACTGGGCATTGAACGGAATGAACGTTGTATATCTAACATTTGAATTAAGTGAGAACTTGGTAGCTATGCGTATAGATAGTATGATGACTGATATACCAAGTAGAGAAATATTTAGAGATTTAGATACAGTTGAAATGAAAGTTAAACTTGTAGGTAAAAAAGCAGGTGGTATGCAGATAAAATATATGCCAAGTGGTAAGACTGCAAACGATATTAGAAGTTTTGTTAAAGAGTATGAAGTTAAAAACAATAAAAAGATTGATGTATTGTTAATAGATTATTTAGACTTAATGATGCCATTAAGTAAAAAAGTAAGTCCAAGTGATTTGTTTGTTAAAGATAAGTTTGTATCAGAAGAACTACGTAACTTGGCAATGGAACTACAATGTATATTTGTAACTGCTTCACAGTTAAACAGAGCTAGTGTAGAAGAAATAGAATTTGATCACAGTCATATAGCAGGTGGTTTAAGTAAAATACAAACTGCTGATAATGTTATAGGTATTTTTACAAGTAGAGCTATGCGTGAACGTGGTAGATATCAAATACAACTTATGAAAACTAGAAGTAGTTCTGGTGTTGGTGCAAAGATAGATTTAGAGTTTGATATAGACTGTTTGCGTATTACAGATTTAGCAGAAGATGAAGATAACAGTTATAGTCAATCAACAGGTTCAAGTGTTATAGCAGGACTAAAAAGATCTAGTAATGTAACACAAGATAAAGAACCAGACACACCTAAAGAACCTGGAATAGGTTCAGCAGTTAAACCTATACAAGCAGAAACAGATAGCACAAAGTTAAGATCATTTTTACAAAACTTAGGCAATGACGAGGACGAGTAATGAGCGGACAAAGGCGTTTTCTAAAAACGTGGGCTAGAACAGTTGGTATGCCAATAGGCATCAACGATGAAGATAAACCAGAGTTCCTACCAATATCAATGAAAGACGTAAAGAAGGCTTTAGCGGCTAGAACGTTTTGGATTGTACTACACATACTAACGTGCTTAATGATTATATTAGGTAACGCAAAAGCAATAGGTTGGTGGTAATGAGAACACTTTATATATTTGGAGATTCATTTACAGTAGACTATAAAACAGACTGGACTTGGACAAGACAGTTAGCAAGTAAGCTACGAGTAGATGCTATGCTTAACGACAGTATCATTGGTTGTAGCAACGAATGGATACTAACTAAAGTTAAAGAGCAACGTGAAAAACTTACTAAAGATGATATAGTTGTTGTAGTATTAACAAGTCCATATAGGTATTGGTTCTTTAAAGACAAGCCTGAACTATCCAATTATCGTATTGCAAACTGGAATAACTTCGCCTCAGAGAACGAAAAGGGTCATGTTGATGCTGTTATGGGTTACGTGAATTACTTACAAAGAGACGAACTAGACTCATTTAGAGTGGAGCAACAGGTAGCTTGGCTTAAAGAATTAAAAAGAAATATAGGATTTACTTTACTATTAATACCAGGCTTTACAGTTGATATTGATTACACAGACATTATAAAAGTGTATGGAGATATGACTGGTAGTGTTAGCAACGCAGAGTTTGTTAGTGAGAAAGATGATGAGCAATGGTATAGTGATGGAATAGATACTCGCTATAATCATATGATAAAAGACAATCATGAAGTTATGGCAACCAAGTGTGTTAATAGTGTGCTAACAGGTAACACATTAGATCTAACAACAGGATTTAGTAGACACATACTTAAAGGTAATGAAAGACTTACGCATAAACAAATTGGTCCAAAATTAGTTGAGACCAGCAATGAACTTTACAAAGACTCTCCCAAAGGTGTAAAGCATTGGCTAGGTTAAACAAATATATTTTTGATGTAGACGGAACACTAACGCCAAGTCGACGTGAGATAAACACAGACTTTGCAATTTTCTTTTCAACGTTTTGTGCAGAACAAGATGTATATCTTATAACAGGTAGTGATAGAGAAAAAACTATAGAACAAATAGGCGAAGAGATTTATAGTTTAGCTCAACGTGTTTATAATTGTAGTGGTGCTGATGTTTGGGAAGGCAGTACGCATTTACATACAAGCGAATGGAAATTACCCAACGAAGCTGAACGTTGGTTAATATCAGAGTGTCGCATTAGTGAGTTTCCTTTACGCACAGGTTTACATATTGAAGAACGCCCTGGCATGGTTAACTTTAGTGTAGTCGGACGTAACGCAACACTAGGCGAAAGAAAAATGTACGTTGAGTTTGATAGAGCTGAGAATGAAAGAAATAGAATAGCAAAAGAATTTCAAATGTTGTTTCCTACAATACAAGCAGTGGTAGGAGGAGAAACAGGAATAGATATTTTTCCTAGAGGCAACGATAAAGGTCAAATAACAAAAGACTTTAAGGCAACTGACGTGTTACATTTTTACGGAGACAGAATGGATGAAGCAGGAAACGATTATCCATTAAGCAAAAAGATACTTGACAATGACTTGGGTTTTTGTTATAGTGTTAGTAATTACAAAGATACATGGAAAAAGTTAAAGGAGATTTAACATGATAGAAGAACATATACCAAACTGGGCAGTAACATTTGTTTTAGTTAGTATCGGAATATGGTTTTTATCACACGCATTAGTTATGGTCTATGACTATATGATGCCAATACTTTGCACCTACTAAAATGTGGAGGAGGCCTATAATGACTAAATTCAAAAGTGAGTTTAGGAAGTTGTTAGAAGAAACTTGTAAACGTGATGGTAAAGGTAGATTCAAAACTGTTGATGTAATTAAACAAGCAGAAAAGAGAATTCATTTTCTAGAAACTCAAATTAAATCGCTAACTAATACAGTAGAATTTTTCCAAAGAAGATAGACGGAAAAGAACGTATTCGAGCAGTCTCGACAAGATAGAACTAATCCATATCCTTTTTCATTACTTCAATGGTTTTACGCCAATTAAAGTCAGGATCTGGTGCATAAGGTACTTGCATACTACCCATACATCTATCGTCTCGTCCAGTTACAATAACTTCATTTGAGTTTTTGGCACCAACGTATACGCATACTAAACTGTCTCCAATAAAGCCCATATAAACTCTACGTGCTGTAACTAATTTGGGTTGTACTCTTTCACCTCTTCTTATTTGTTGCTCATAAGTATAAGGTTTAGTGCCACCATAGGTTTTGGCACCCTTGGCAAGAACACTAGTTGTAGGTAGTAAAGCAGTAACCATAAATCCAAAAAGTGTCGCGGCATGGATCATATAATTCCTTTTGATTTGAATATCCAATAAAGAAATCCACCTACTATTGCTAACAGTACTAAAACTGCTGTACCAATTTGTGCAGTCTCTATGAAGTCTGCTCTCATTTGTGCTTGTTTATAAACTGCTTTCTCTCTTTGGTCTTTAATCTTACGACGCATCTCTTTAAGCTCGTCCCAAGTACCATACCCATAACGAAAGTTTAATAGTGCTTGTAATTCTTTTTCTTGTTCTAGGATTTTCTTTTCGTGCATTAACAATGCTAGTGCTTCTTCTTCTACTGACCCTGCATTGAAAAGTTTTTTGAACAACGGAGGCTTCTTTTGCATTTGTTGTCCTTTGCGGAAATCTGATATTGCTGTGTACCACTTGCCCATCTGCCCGACTGTGTTTTCGAAGTCTTGGCCAGCTTGAACAAATTTCTTGACTGTGTTGAATGCCGTTGTCGCGGCGGCTATTGCAGTAAATGGATCTACTATTACCCTCTCCATCTATGTTACTATTTGAAAGCCCTCAACTTGCTTTCATCTACAATAGTATTTATCGAGATGTTTTATTTTTATACCTCAAAAAAACATCTTGTCAACAAGATTACTTTGCTTTATTATCGTATTGAGTTTCTTCTTGTTCGTCCCACTCTTTGTCCATGTTCTTAGTTTCTTCTCTTAACTTTTTGCATTCCTCTGTTTCAGGTGCAAACATACAAGTTAAAACTTTTGACATAGCATCAAGTTTGAATAGTGTTGGAAGGTTTCTTGGTTGTTCTTCATAACCAACGTCAGCTGATTTTGTATTTGCACAAGACACTAGTAACATTAAAAGCATACCTAGTAGTAAACCTTTAGTGAAACTGATCCACGCCATTTGCATATGAGTTATGCCTGTTAGCTTTCTCATACGTTCACAGTGATCCTCTTGCCACTTACAAAACTTTTTAAACGTTGCTTTCATATAGTATATTTATTGCGACTGGTACTCAGAGTTCTCAGACCATATTCACGATCCAAGTATTTGAATTTTATATCGGTAGGTTCAAATTGCTCTAACCATTTAAACACTATACTCTTGTCAAATGGTCCGCAAGTATATACATCTAATTGAACTAGTGCTGGTGCGTTCTCGTCCCAACTATGCATTACAACATGACTTGTTTCTATAATAGCGGCAACTGTTAATCCTCTGTTCCCTACCATAGTACAATACTTTGCGTAAGGACCCATAAGTATTTTCATACCTATTTTATTAATGAGATCTTTTACTTGGTTACTTGCTTTGTTTTCATCTTGTGGCGGATTAAGTACTTCCGCTCTTATAATCACGTGTTTATGTACGAGGGCCATTTAGGTCAATTCAGAGGTATTTATATTCGCAGGTCAGATATGCGAGAATTAAGAGAGCGGAGCGACCGCGGAGCGGTAAAGCCATTTAGAGCAATCGGTAGCGGAAATTTTTCAAGTCGCAGAGCGACTAGCGGTAAGCAAAAAAGTAGCGAGGTTTTTGGCTCTCTACGCCGAGTGTAAACAATGTAAAGTTTGTAAATTTATACCTTCGTTTTGTAAATTTTGTATACACCATACTAGCAATTTGGTTCTTTATACGAGCTACACCCTCTTTTAACCATAGTGCTTGTAGACACCTAAAACAATGGTTTTTACCGTCTAAATGGCTCTTATTTCGCCTTTAAGTACTTTGACACTAGTTAGGTACTAATCGTTGCTATAATGACGTCTGTGTGCGTTTAAGACACCTTATATACGTAGTTTAACCCGTGTGTAAACTCCGTTGCACACATTCCATAACACGCCCGAGAATTGGTTAACTGCGTAGATAAATACAGTTGGAGAATATACAATGTTTAATTGGATTAAAAAGAACGTTTTTGGTATAAGCGAAGTTAAGTCTAAGAAGCTAAAGCCTTTGATACTTAAAGATGAAGTTAAGTCTAAAAAGCTATCTAAAGCAAAGCTAGACAAAATGACTAAAACGGAACTTGAAGCTTACGGTCGTAAGTTTGGATTTGAAGTTGATCGTCGTGAAACCAAAGCTAAAATAGTAAAGCAAGTAGCTAAACTAAAGTAATCTAGCACCATAACTAATCATATAGTCAGCACCAGCACGTTTAAAGATGTTATAAGTTTCTTTTAATTGTTCTGTGCTTTCTAGTGCAGACCACTCGCCTGACGTCTGGAACACGCCCACAGGAAGTTCTATTCCATGTGTTGCATCTCTCACAGACTTTTTAATGTCGTGTATTAAATCTATACTAGTCATGCCGGGCTTAACCATTAAGTAGTCCGCTCCATCTTTAGCATACTTTATACTACGTTCTATTGCACCTTGGCGATCGCTAACTTCTAATTGGTAATCTCTATGTATACCCTTTTCTACGTTAACTGCTTTACGGTAGCCGCTGTAAAACGTGCTTCTAAACTTTGTACTATAACTCATTATTTTTTTACCTAGCAGGTTTGCTCGTATATCTTTTACTGTATGCTCTTGGCAATCGCTTGGTGCTAAAACATCTGCACCTGCTTTATCTAATATAAGTGCTTGTTGTAATAGTAGCTCACGTGTTGCTTCTTCGTCACCTGTAACTTTACAATGGCCATCTGGCATTGTACTACATAAGCATACGTCAACTATTAAATTGCTGTCGTATGCATAACGATTTTTTATTTCGTTAATAGCATCACCCTGCCAACCCCAATTAGGATCTACTTCTTTAGCTAGGGGGACGGGGAATATAAGAAAGTCAGTAACGCCATCTGCTATATCTCTTATTATACGTTCGTGTACATCTATAAGTGCGTAGGCTTTGTTTTCTTCACCCATACCATCTAGAGGATAGGTGTTACCTTGTGTTAAAAATATAGGCTGGATTAATCTCATGTCCATCTCGCATTAGGAGGCATACTCATTAATATTGCTTCTGTATGGCCGCCGGCTTCTAAACCAAAACGTGTGCCTTTATCGTATAACAAATTAAATTCTACATATCGTCCACGTTTAATTAATTGTTTGTTTTTATCTTCATGGGTAAATTTTATATTAGCTGTGTTGTCAACAACATACTGCATAACTTCTATAAACGTTGTGCCAACGTCTTGTACAAATTTCCAATTCTCTTGTGTTTGTGGCCAACCTTGTGTATCACCTATTGGTGCTGGAAGGTAATCAAAAAATATTCCACCTGCTCCGCGATGTTCTTCTCTATGTGGCAAATAGAAATAGTCGTCACAGTCTTTGCTAAACTTTTCGTAATAGTTTTCGTTATGCTTGTCGCACATAGTCATCAGTTTATTATGATACCAATTTATTAATGGGTGGTTGTCTACGTAAGGTGTTATATCCATTCCGCCACCAAACCAAGCCTTGTTAGGTGTAGTAATATATCTTGTATTGAAATGAAGTCCTGGAGTATTTGGATTGCCTGTGTGAACTACAACGGACACACCAAATGATTCAAATGGTTGTCCTGCCAAATCACCTAGCTGGGCTGGCAAGGTATTCTTTACGTTACTAAATGCGACACCGGCCTTTTCATACACATCACCTGTCCAAATTCTATATTCACCTGAGCCCCATTCGTTTACTTTTCCGCTTCCGTCTGTTTGTTTCCAAACATTCCAAATATCATCTTGCAACTTATGGAACCACGTTAGTGCTTGTTGCTTCATTGTATAATCCGAGTGTAATTAACTTCCGCCGTCTTCACGTGAGTCTTTAGATATATCATCTAAACGATTTGGTATATCGTCTTTACTAAACGCCGCGGCTACAAAACTTGCGGCCGCTAACATAGGTATAGTATAGACCATTTTTTCTGTTGCAAAGGCTACTAGATATGTTGGAACTAATACTATTAATGCTTGTATGGCACTTGTTTTGTACTTGGTCTTCATGTCTGTATTTAACGTAATAAATACTATTGCTACCGACTCCTGGAGGGCTTTTAAATGAATCTTAACGAAATCGCTCAGCTATGGCCTATTGCTTTGGGCTTTATCTCATTAGTAATAGTATTAGCTAAAATGCATACAGCAATAGAAGTACTACAAGAAAAAGTACGCACATTATTCGAACTGTTTAACGATAGAAGATAAATACTCATTAAAAGAGTATATGGCTAAACCAGTATCTATAAACGATAACACTAATATTAGTATGCCGATCAGAAATATGATCGCTATTATTGGTGCTATATGTATGGGGGTTTGGGCATACTTCGGAATTACAGAACAACTAAACCAACATCACAATAGAATTGTGTTGATGGAAAAAGACTTAAACGAAAATACAGAATTTAGAATTAAATACCCACGTGGCGAATTAGGCCAATCTCAAAACGACTTAGAACAATTTATGTTAATCGAGGAACTTTACAAATCAGTAGAGAAGATGGAAAAGGTTCTTGAATCTAATATGACTAACAAAGTTAATATAGACTTCCTTGCAAAACAAGTAGAGAAGATGGCAAGCGATATAGAGAAACTAAAAGATGCAAGTAGAGATATGCATTAC